ATTTACACGCAAAAACCAGCTTCTCTTAGCGCCTACGGCTTGGATTCAGCAACTCCGCCCCGTGTCTATACCTTTTCTGCCGAGCATGCAGCCTGTACACATTCAAACCACCGCGCGCCCCGAAAAGAGGAAACTCTGCTCCTACTATATCACAATGCTTGGTGTTTTGTACAGTGGTTTAGGTGTGACTCCAATAAATGCTTTTCCCAAGTAAAAACTCCACCCCCCCGACCAGGCGGAGTTTCTACTCGACGCAGTGGTCAGGCGGGCGGAGTGGTGTTACTTCGCTGGGGAGGGGCTCGCCTAGATGATGCTAGTAGCCCAAAGTAGCGCCGTTATATAAACGATAGCGAGCGCCGCTAGAGCTACAACGTGGACGATCAGCCAGAAGACCTCAATGGTCGTCTGGATGAAAGAAGTGTCTTGCTCTGGATCGTGAATGACCAGAGCAACAACCATGCTGACGGCGAATATCACCGTAAACGCAGTTGCCAAAAAGGCTAGGTCTGACATAGAAGCCACTTCCTCTCTGTGAAGCAACTCTTCTGTACCGGGTGCACAGAAGTTGATATATATAAATCACTGAAAAATATTACATGATAGAGCAAACCGCTCAACCATGAATCTTGTTTTTCCAGTGATGTTAAAGGCCGTTGATGGCGGTGGTCGCCGCTCATCTGAACTATCTTCAGTATAGCAAAACGCAAGCGTTCTGTCAATATGCTTGCGTTATAAAATGGGCAAAAATGATACGAAAACTGTGGAAAAGTCCGCACCATTACCTCTGTTATTATGATGTGGCGCTAAATTTCAATCTTTCAAAGCACGCTGCCATCTGGCCATCCAATCCATGCAAATATCGCTGCGTAATCACCGCATTTGAATGACCGAGCATCTCCTGCGATTCCATTAGCGTCGCTCCGTTTCGCTGAATGTCCGTTGCGAACGAATGTCGCAGTGCGTGCGGGTGAAAATTACGAAATCCTGCCAGATAAAACGGCTGCCGCATTAAATGCCGCAACTCCTCTACGCTAAGCAATATGCCGTTCGGCTTCTGCCACAAATAGTCATCAACACGCCGGCTAATAATCCACTGTGTTAGTCGTTCGCGTGCTTCTCGGCTCATATGTACCTCACGCCGCTTGCCGCCCTTGCCAGTAAATACAATCATCCTGTCGCTGATATTCATTAGTCTTAAGTTCCGCAACTCAGTGATCCGCAAGCCGCAGTCGAACGACAATTTCACTAATAACCACTGAATCTGATTGCAATATCCCAGCACCTGCTCAATTTGCTCTCTCGTGTAGAAAACTCGGCGGATTGGCTCGGTCTCCTTTTGTTTGACAATGTGGCGGATTTTCAGCTCAGGCATCTCCACGCCCATATCTCTAAAATAGCGAAACATTGCCACCACATGGCAAATCCGCGTATTGATAGTGCGACTGTTCAAACCGCGCCGTGCTTGAGCGGCTATCCAATCGTTCACCTGCTGTGTTGTAATATCGCTCAGACTACTGGCTGGCACGCTAGCTCTGAAATCTCGCATCACCCACCGCTTAGCACTTAATGTCTGGCGGCTCATCCGGCGCGTAAACTCGCAGTACTCCAGATATTCGTCAAAAGCTCGCTCGATTGGCATAATTGTATTTTTCGTCATGATATTTTAACTCCACTTAAAAAACCAGTTCTATATAGAATTGCTTATAACGAATTATGAAACTTCAATTCTATATAGAACCCTCACGTTTAATTTTCTGATATTCTGTTATCAAAAATGGGCGGTGGCGGGCGGATTTGCACTAACTTGAATAAAAAATACGGCCAGACGGCCGCTTTCATTACGCAAAACTCCCAAATACTCGCATATACCTAGGATTATTGCATAATATTTGCATACAGGCAAACGCAAACAAGCCGCTACGCGAGCGACGTCAAAATGTCAGCAGTGATTGCTATGTTATCAGGTTGTAGCTGTGCTTCATCTGCACTAACTTCTCTAATCCAGCGATGTTTAGTGGCGATGCTGCCTGCTCTTGCATTTTCTGCTTGTGGCGCTCCTCAGCTGCCTTAGCTTTCGCCTGTGCGATCAGTTTGCGTAGCCAATCTACCGTTTTCGCCAGATTCGCACTCGACCAGATAAACGCGAAGTACTTGCGTGGATTACGTTTTCGTTTCGCCAATTTAATCGAATAATCGAACTCTCTCGCATAATTGATCTGTCGATTTCTAAACATCGGCAGGTAATTATCGTCAGTGATTAGCTTTGTCGCCTTACCTAACCTCTGCTGCATTTTCTGAACTCGTCGCTCGTCTATGGTAATGTTCCCCATTTTACCCTCAAAATGCCATTTTGCTCTTGACAAACAAAAATAGCCTCTAAAATTGATAACAATTTTTTGAGGCTAGATACAGACAGCCCACCCTGATTTGCATCTGGGTGGGCTGAAAATCCTGTACGTTCATTATTCATTCTAGCAAACTGATTTTGCTTTGTCAACAGGAAGGGCACCCCGAAAACGAAGTGCCCCACAATGACAGCTGCAAATCACAACAACTGCCCAGCTATGATACTATTTTCTTAAAGACTGTTCAAGCCTGTAGTTTATCTCACCAGTTACACTGCGACCGTTCTCTGCCGCCAACACAACCAGCCGCTCATATACCTCTTGCTTGATTCGTACACTGTAAATTGGCGTTGGTGCATCGACCTGCGTTTTAGTAATAGTACCATCCTGCTTGGTGATACGATTTATCTTTGGCATTCCTGCCCCCTTTCTATTTAGAGCACCATAGCGCCAAGCGAGGCGTTAGTTTTATATTAGTTGTAAATCATTCTCTATCTGGTAGGCGATTGCTTCTTGGTCTAACACCTCTTTTAATTCGTTGAGCGTGTTCATCACCTTTTGACGTTCGTCTGATAGATAGAGTACTGCTGTTTCCTCTGCTTCACCTCTCCAGTATCCGATGACTGGATAGTCAAGAGTGAAAGCTTCGTGATTAGCGTTTACGATTGATATTATCTTGTCGACCTCAAGTTTTTTAGTCTTATTGTCACTGCCGATAAAAGCTTTGATTGTGATTTGTTCTATCATTGTGTGCTCCTGATTGTTAATGTGCCTCGCTTGACTGTCTTAATTATAGCAAACATGCATGCATAATGCAAGCATTTTGCATGCATTTTATGGACTTTTTTAGATATTTTTCATCACCCCTACTAAACCTGTGGAAAACTCACTAAATATTACACAGTATAGTCCTACCACGAAGTCTTGCGCCAGACTTTCGCGATTGTTCAACAGACGAAAAGAATACTGGCAAAAAATGGATTGATGGTCGCCCGATTTATCGTAAGGTTGTGCGTGGTGTGGTCAATATGACTGGTGGGTACAACACCTCAAGCCTGCCCCATGGCATTACTGACTTGACTGACGCCTGGGAGCTGATTTCGTGGTCTGGCAATATGCGATTGTCTGGCGTATTGTCAAACAATCCTATAAAACAGGCACTGCCATATATTGAGGGTACGCACCAAGCTGGTATTACCTCCATTGATAAAACGAATATTACTATTTCTGGTAGTTATGCTTGGGGCAATTCGGAAGTGAGTGTTACTATGGAGTATGTTAAATAAGCTTACTAACTGGCTGGTTTATCTGTAAACCAGCATTCAGTGCCATACCATTCGTTATGCCCACTATTGGCTACGCAATCCATTATGCCAGTGGGAGAAATTCTGATTATTGCGGTGCCGCTCAATTTTCCTGAATTACGAGCGGTCAATTTTAGATTAGCCCAGCCAAAAAATGATGCTGGACAAAATTTATCAGGCATTTTTTCGGATAGACTAGCTAGATTTGTAGGCAGGGCGGTTGTGCCGCCAACAGTCAAAAACACCAGCTGTCCCACTCTAACTACGCTGGCTTTTAAGCCGTAACCGATATTAACCATCTCTTTTATAGTGTTTTGCTCAGTAAGTAATGCCATGTGTCGTGGTAGGACTATATCATTGCCAAGTGCGTCAGAGCTAATCACGCCATTCTTGAACATTTCACCTCTGTTAATCCGCCCGTCAGCCAGCGTGGCTGGGTTACGCCTGTCGGTGATGACAGAGTCGAGAATTGTTGTGGTGCCAGCGTTTACGCGTATTTCAGCGATGACTTCATATGGATTAGACGCACCTATTTTCGCTTTGATCTGAGATGGTGTTGGCGCGCTTGGGTTGGTTGCTGGCGTGCCTGGAACGACAACGGCCTTTGTGCGATTCTCGTTGTTAGCGACGGTTTGCGACGCAGCCACGTTTGTGTCGATGTAGATCACCACCGCGTCAATTCGCGGATTAGCGCTGTTTGCCGTGGTAACGCTCGCTTGAACTGGCTGCGTACTCAAGTTGCTCACTGGAAACGTTGCCGACATAGCGTCACGCACCAGTAGATCGTCAGGTATACCATTCTCCCCGCCAATCAGCACATTCATGCCGACAGGGCTGGCTTGACGCACTCTAAAACCGCTAATCCACGAGCCGACAAAAGCATTGCCGAGTGCGTGGAATAGTGCGCTATCAGTGGTGCGGCCACCGTTACTATTAGGAAAACCTAGTGCCATAGTTATTTTTCGTCAGTGCTTTCAGCCTCAGTCTCGGTGGTGTCGACCGTCTCAGCCTCAGCTTCATCATTGGTATTTTCAACTTCTGGCTCGACAATCTCGTCGGCAGACTCTACTGCTGGTGTCTCTGGCTCAGTAGGCTCACTTTCAGCCTCAGTCTCGGTGGTGTCGACCGTGCCTTTGGCTGCCGAAATACTCACGTACGGCCCGCTATGTGCATCGCCTTTGACGAAAATATAATAGCCGTCAACTGTTCGGCGGATCTCGCCGCCCTTATAATTCTGTACTTTTTCAGTGTTTTCCATATGAATCCTCCTGATTATAAATGTACAGATTAGGCGATATTGACGTTATTTGCCGTGGAAAATATAGCGATATTCTTTATACAAGCGAATAACGATTCGTTTTAGTATCGTAAACATATTTCTATTATAGTATAGTCCTACCACGACACTTAAAATGGTCAGACTTCATTCAGGCGAAACGAGATAGCACTAGTCAACCAGTTGAGCCTGTCATTTTTCAGTATGGTCGAGCAAGAGTAATAGCCCCAACTGACACAATAGAGACTACGACAACCGTTGCGTTTCCGAAGATATTTAAGAGTGAAACGGTACCGACTGTTATTTGCACCTACAACGGCTACGGCAACGCTAGCGATCCGTGGACAGACGCACCAAATCCATCGTGGGCTGGTGCGTCAATTGGAGCGGTTAACATTACAAACTCATCATTTGCAGCAAGATGTCGTCGCTTTGATGGTGCCATGTTGAGAGGCTCATATTACTTTAGCTGGATGGCAATTGGCGCAGTCTAAACTATAAAGAAATCCTTTCTAGTTCAAAAACCGCCTCCGAGCTTTCGAGGCGGTTTTCAGTTGTTCGGTAATTCTGAATTACTCAACAGCTTGCTGCATCTGACGCACTAACTCAACAATTATCGTCTTGGCTGCCGACAGTCCAGCGGCAATCGCAGAAAGTGTCGTCGCCAATGCCAGTGCCCATAACTCACGCCAACTTGCTGAGAACAGCAAATTTACGAGATTGACGCCCGCCAGCAAGAACGTTGCGATAAACGTCTGCACGAATGTCCACAACGCACGTACGATTACGTCTTTGTAGTTGATATTTTTTAATGCTTCTAGTGATTTCATATTTCCTCCTTATTTTTTCTTGAAAATCCCTAAAATCAGCTTCACTAGCTCGATCATCAGCTCCGATAGCCATCGCCAAAGCCCCGTTGGCTTGCCGTCACCTGGCCTTTGTGGCTGCTCAGGCTTTATCTCCGGCGCTTCTTGCGGCTTCTCTGGCTCAGACGGCTTCGTATCCGGTTCGCTTGGTTTTGGTGATTCTGGCTCTTCTGGTGGTGTCGGTGTGGTTACTTTACCCATACTTCGCAGCTCGTCAATGGATTTATTCGAAACATTAGCATCTAGCTTCCCGTCATATCCAGGGATAGTCAGTGTCTCTGAATATTGATGAATGAACGAACCGTGTGCGTAGTTGCCTGCTTCCCCATAATTCGGATACCAATCCACGCGGGGCAAGCCTAGTTTTTGGATGATAGCCTCACCACCGTATGTGAATACCTGCTTGCCAGTTTTCTGCAAAACAATGTTGCTGAATACACTGATTTGCTCAACAGTTCCCTCAAAATCTGGTTCAAGGTCAAGGAATAACAGCTCGCCGGCTTCGTTTCCTAAAGCCTCGATGCACTTCACAAAATATTCAGCGTTCTGCTCCGCCTCTTCTCTGGTTGAAAAGTACGGTAGCCAGTAAAGACCAAGCATCTTGCCAGCCTCACGAGCTTTAGTAACGAATAGTTCTGCATCTGGGTCTAACTTGAACTCGTTGCCGCCGTATTTCTGCCCGACCCAGCCCGCTTTGACGATGACGCCCGCTACTTTAGGAAATACGTTTACAACTTCGGCGGTTTGGTAACTGGAGATATCGATGATGACGTTGCTAAAATCTTGCTCAGGCTCTGGTGTTGGCTCTGGTGCAGGTTTAGGCGTTAGGTCTGGCAGGTCGTGCAACTCTTTGTCCTCAAACAGCTGACGGCTCATATATTTTCCACTGCGTGCTGTTACGTACCAGATTGTGTCACCGGCGATTGACTCACCGTTCGTCACGTAGCCTTTCATAGCGATAACGTCGCCTTGAGCTAGCTCCTGAAACACACCAGATTGAGTATTTGGTTCTTCGCGGGCGTTGCCGTCCTCTTCCATTTTGCGGTCGGTCGGACTCATTTCGTCATAATACTCGGCGATCTGTCGCCCATCACAACAGTACGAAAAACCTAGATAATCTGGCCCATAAACGCCAAACCACCCCATAATTTCCTCTATGCTGTTATAAATGCCGCGTCGTCCAGCATGTACTTCACTGTCGTGGATTTCGATTGAACCGTCGCCACGCTTTCGCATTAGAAATACGTGGCCATATGCTACGTATGGGCCACGAGAAAATCCCAAAAATCCAACTACCCACACGCCAACTGGTGCGTGTCCAGTATCGATACGCCCAGCATTAAGCTCGTTCAAATACGCTGCTCTGGCACTTGGTGTTCGTGCTGGTGCATTGATTGCATCATCTACATATTGCAAGCACCAGCCACTTCTCGCACCGATGTTGATATTTGGATTATAGGTTTGCCTGACTGCCATTATCGCCTCCTGTTTACGGTTTATTCACGACTCTCACAATTAAATCGACCATAAAGCCAATCACGGTAATCACTGCTGTCATTACGCCAGCACCAATCTTAGCTTCACTCTTGGACAAATAACTGCCTTGCATCAGTTCCACGCGGGCTATCAGGGCTTTCAGTTCCTCGGCATCGGCTTTCGATTCAGCCAGCTGTTTGACCGACTCCGCCAACCGCGACACATTATCGTTTATTGAACTCAGCCTTTCATTCAGCACGTCGTCGCGCGCAGTCATCATGATGCCCAATTCCCGCACCGTTTTGGGTGTTTGATTCATCGATTCCTTGTCTCGTTTATCGTTCATTTTCACTTACCACATTACAGATTAGACATATTCAACCTTCAGCTCGCCGTCAGACGTAGCGAATGCGTAGATTTTGAATGTGTTGCTGCCGAGGTCGACCAAGAAATCTGATATATTTAGCCACGTCTGTACACCGCCACTACTTCGCCGGCGCTGGAAATAGCGAGTAACATCCTCTAGTCCCGAGCCATGGCTGCCGCGCCTGCCAACCATCAGCTTAAAAACCATACCCGACTGATACGTGCTGGCTTTCGGCGTAAATACGATTTTGAACCGCCTCAGAAACGTTGCGTCACGCTTGTCGATCGCTGCTTCTAACTTGATGCGAAATACCTGCACGCCGTCAGCACCAACACGCTGTGCTGCTTTCATCTCGGTAATTTCACGCTCGCACCGCGTAATGATTCGCGCTATTGTTTCGCCGTCTATCTCTTGAATCCTCATAACATCCTACTTTCAACAGTTAAATCAACGTTGGTGTTTGCCACCACGACACACTTCATCTGTGCCAATACACTACTCAGCCCCTTTTGCACATACACGTATACAAACCACCTGCGAACGTGCCGTGAATCACTCGATATCGGCATCATATCAATACGCGCTGGTGCTGCACTGTTTATCAACATCTTGTCAATAATCAAATCAGCCAACAAGAACGTCTTATCCTTTTTTGCCGTCGCCGTGATGATAAATGGCACGCCAGAGGCTTGCTGTTGTCCACCAACTACATTAGCCACCTGATTAAAATCCCACTCGTCGTTACTGACACTCTCGTAAAACACCAGCCCGTTTGATGCCATCACCTGGCTAGTCTTGAGGTCACGGATGTTACGATCAAGTGACGCCAGGATGTCTGCCAGCTGGTTTTCTGGTAGCATACTCAACCGATTCATAACAAGCTCGCTTTCATACTGAACGACCCCTTGTCGGTCCCCAGAAAAATACACTTGGCGTAGACGTATTTTGTTTGCCCCTGCGGCGGATTGTCGATAGTGGTGCTGGCGCTAAACGCTAGTTGATATGGCACCTCTAACTTATTGATGTCTGGTGCGCTCTGATCAATAACACTGCCAGTAATCGGCTGTGTACCCATCAGCGTATCAGGGTTGTCGCCGACGTAAAACTGCGGCAAAAACAGCACGTACGGCCACTGTTGTTTGCGTGCGGTAAATGTCGTCTCAATCTTGATTATTCTGCCACCAAGAAAAGCGGGGTCATGTGTGACGGGTATCATTGCGTCGTATTCCTGTGCACTTTTCGTTTCGTAATAAATAATGCCGGAGTTGTTGCTGGTTCTCTGTGCGGCTTTCATTTGCTCGGTGGCACGTAGCAGCGCCCGCAATCTGCCAATGGCACGCCGCTCCTCTACCAGATTTAATCGCTCGCTCATAGGTCGTAATTATCCAGCGTTAAGGTTATTTCCTCGCTCATATTCTCATCGACTTTCACCGACAGTTGCTCGATACGGTAATAGCCATTCAGTGGACAAGACGAATACTTGCTTTGCTCGACAACTATACGATCACCGACACCGATATTGTTCAGATCAAACTGTGTACCACGCACTGTGACGCGCGGCAAGTCGACTAGTCGGCTCATTACCGCCACATCAGCCTCGCAGTGCCCCGCCAGAATGCTCAGATTCTTAATGCTGTTGTACAACTGCACCTTCTCTCGTAAGATGAACTCCTGCTGGCTCAGTACGTCCTCAGCACTGTAGCGAATTGTCTCCTCGCCCATACCAGAGGCCTTGCCTATGATGTTGTTGTACAAGTTTGCTCCAGACTGCGGTAGCTCCATCCTGATGGCACCAATACCCAGCCCGTCATCGGGATAGTGCACCGTCACGTCTGGCCGTTCGTTGCCGAGTGTCTGGAACGTCTCAAACTTGCGGTCGTAGGTGAACCGAAAATCGAACTTGCCGTCCTGCAAATTTGTTAGCGATACCAATGCGTCTTTAGCATTGATATCCTCCCAGTCGTCCATTCTGTCACGTCGTACGCCGGTGCGGTACTGCCTGCTGCCCCTGGTGATACCAACGTCGCCATTAGGTCGATTCTGTACCTCCTGGATAACATCCCAGGCAATATCCGTCGCCTCAATTCCTTTCCAGCGTCCATTCAAATACCGTGCATCAATCAGATTCAAATAGCCGTCGCACTGCACCAGTATTCGTGCGTTGTCGGTATTCAGGTTGCGATTCGCCTCTACTACCACTGCACCGAATAAATACTCGCCATTACGTTTGACTCTGATGTCACTCACCCACGGCTTCAAGATAATGTTCGGGTTCTCGCCGATCCGTCGGCACTTCTCTTCCCAGTCTGGTATTGACATATTAAAATCTAGCGACTCAACGCCGTTGCGAGTCATGCTCCAGTCGATATCTTGGCAAAGCCTCGTAATATCTGCCACCTTGGTCTTTCCGCGATGCCATAACTCGATGGTGTAGCGTGGTGGTACGTATCCATCCATCAGGCAACTCCCGTGTAGCCGTTGTACCACTCGATGATAGCTGTGCCAGTATCAGTGCTGTTTGATGTGTTGAAGATCAGTTCATTTAGCCCTGGCACCAAACGCCAGTATTGGCTGCTGGTGAGGTTATTATCGATGCCTACCCCATTTAGCGTCACCTCTCGGTTGTATGTATCAAATACGATTGTGTCGCTATCTGTTGTGCTAATATTCAGTGCCAAAACCTCGCCAGTTGTCTGGTTGGATACCGTCGGGTTGGTGACTTTGCCGGAAATCGTTATTGTTGGCCAGACGTACGTATTGCCGTCATTGATGGCGTGGTTCACTCCTCCGCCGGCCACCCAGTGCAAGCCGTCACGCTCCCAGAGTAAACCTGTAGGACTCCACAATAAACCACCGTCACGTGGACGCTCTAGCGTGATTCGCTGTACTGCGCCGTCGGTGTAGTCATACATCCGCGGGTCGCCAGCAACCAGCTCGATGTCGTAGTCGGCAATGAGCGGCCACTCAATCTTTGGATCAAGAGGTTGCGTCAGCTTGGCGACGGTCTGATAGACGCGTCCAGTTGGTGTGAATAGCTGCACTCGCAACTTGTCGCGGATTTTAATGGTTCTAGCAATTTTTGCCATCTCGGCGTGCATCTCGGCAAGCCTTCCGTCGTGCTCCACTGCCACGAAAAAGCTCAGCGGTATTTGCCGCACGCCATAAAACTGCTCATCAACACTACCTCCATCGGCACCAGAAAACACATACTGGCTGTTGCGAACGTCAGGATCGCCAAAGCCTTTCAATGGCGGCGTTAGGTGAGATAGCCCCTGTTTGCTGCCTGCCAGAAACACACTCTCGTTAGTGCGCATGTTGGTAATTTGCACGTCATAGGTTCTCATCAGTAGCCCCTCCTCATCTGCTGCACCAGGCTGCGGTTATACTGATCAACGTCAATGCCGTTGGTGAGGTTGACGGTTTGGTTGATTTGAGGGTAGGTGCTGCCTGTGCTATTGCCGTTTTTACCGCCCCAAATATCGTCAGCCCGCAAAGCAACGCTACCACCGCCAGACACATTGAAATCAGGCGACAACGAAGTTGTCATTTTGCTAGAAACCGCACTATTCATCGTATCCACTGCTGACAACACGCCTCCGATACTATCGGTAATACCATTGGCGAAACCCTGTCCTAAAAATCCGCCCATCTTTGCCATAACAGTTGACGGTGAATGGATACCGAAGAAACTCTTAATGCCGTCAAGTACAGACTTGCCAAAACCTTTTATTTTATCTAGAATCCAGCCAGTAACGTTATTGATACCATTCCACAATCCCTTAATGAAGTTTTCTCCAACGCTCCACAGAGTTGACGGCGATAATACCTCTCCAATCTTATTGATGACTTTCCAGGCCGCGTCGCCAATGTGTCCAAGCATACTGCCGATGCCACGAATCATCGCAAATAGCAACTTGACGGCAGACTCGCCTAATTTCTGTAACATTACCGGTTGCGTCAGTGTCGTAACGATTGCGTCAACGACACGTGGCAGCGCGTCAGCCAGCGCGTTAATAACTGTAGGCAATGCCTCAATCATGGCTAAGAATAGCTGAATTGCACCCATGATTAGTGCCTGCAGCATAGTCGGCTCCGTCAGTGTTGTGACCAGGCTATCGACGATTTGTGGAATCATCGGTGTTATCACTGCGATAATCTGCGGCGCAGCTTGCAAAAGCGCCATAAACAGCTGCATAAAACCTTGAACTAGCACCGGCACCATAGCTATGATTTGACCAATCCACTGCGGTGCTGATTGTACTAGCCCCTGTAACAGTATGATAATTCCCTGGATAATAGCCGGTAATAACTGCCCCATAATTGGCGGAATTAATGGCAGCAACTGCGTTATAATTTGTGGCAAAGCCTGCGCAATACCGCCTATTGCTTTAGATAACGCTGGCGTTAGATTTTTTAGAAATGTCTCAAACGAGCCTAGGAAGTTATTTATCAACTGACTCAGATCCAAGTCTTCATTACCAAACCCGGCAACAAGGTTCGACCATGCCGATTTCATTGAGTTAAAGCTACCACTAATAGTCTCACTGGCTTCTTTAGCGGTCGTACCGGTAATGCCCATGTTTTCTTGAACCTTGTGGATTCCTTCGATGAGCTTGTCAAATGGAATATCTTTGACATTTTCTGCCGTCGCCTTAAATCCTTTACCCATTACGCCAGTGTCGTTGATAAGGCGCGCCATCTCGCCAGCAGTACCACCATACCCCAGCTTCAGGTTGTCGAGCATGGTGTAGTTGTCTTTCGCAAAGCCTTGATAGGCATCCTGAATCATCGACATGCTTGTGCCCATCTTGTTGGCGTTGTCAGCCATGTCAGTAACCGCCATGTCGGCGTATTTAGCGGCCGCCTCAGTATTGCCGCCAAGACCCTGCAATAATGACGCTGAAAAGCTTGTGACGGTCTCCATGTATTGGTTTGCTGATAACCCTGCTGTTTTATAAGCATTTGCCGCATATGCCTGAACTGTGTCGCTGGATTTCTTAAACAGCGTATCAACACCGCCGACCAACTGTTCCCATTCTGCGAATCCCTCGACAGATTTTTTGGCTAGCCCACCAATCGCTACTGCCGCAGCGGCCGCACCAACAGCGAACGCCTTGCCCAGTCCTTTAGCCACGCCACCAACATGACTCAGTGCACCGCCTAGTTTCTCCTTTAAGCCGCTAGCCAGAGAGTTGATGTGCGGCATTACTTGGCTAACCATACCACCAACTGCATTGCTAATCTTCCCGCCAAGTGCACTAAACATGCCAGAAATACCACTGCCAATCGTCGATAGTCCTGGTGCTAAGTTACGCCCAATCGCGCTGCCGATTCCACCGAATACTGCGATCATTTTTTGCGCGACAGGGGCTAGGATTGTACCTATACCCTTACCTAGCCAGATAAATGGTGCGGCGAGCTTTTGTGCCACTAACGCCATGCCTTGACCGACTTTAGCTGCAAAACTAGTTACTGCATTAGCGGCGATAGATAATTTCGATGATATGAACGCGCCGATATTACTAAACGTATTTGCAACAGCATTGCGTGCTCTAACGAAAGCCGCAGATATTGCACTAGCAGCTTTGCTGGCAGCGTTAGTCATTGGCGAAAAGAATGTGGCGATACGATTACCTATATTCGCGAATCCTGCGCTGATTCTACTTGCCAGCGGTGCTAGCTTGTTAGTGATTGGCTGAATCAGCTCTTTTGAGACAATTGCAGCACTTTCAATTGCTGCATTTTTAATGCCAGTCCCCAACTGTTTGAATCCAGTTCCAATCTTGTTCCAAGAGTCAGCCATTCTCTTGGTGAGCTCGTCATTATCCTTGGCGGCACTCTTCATTTTTTTCTGAACATCAGAAACAGACTTGTCAAATTTTGACCTGTCGACCTTATAGGTGATTACTATTGTTCCTTGGTTCATATTTCGTTTCCGTGGTATAATTTCTGTACTAAAGAAAGGATCTTATAATGAAAGATGTTGAAACATTCAAAAAGCTTGCTCTGATTGGCTTGATTCCACTTTTTAATGGGTTGCCATGGTTCTATATGGGAAAAATTACTCGAGGATTGATGTACACGTTTACTTGTGGATATGCCTACCTTGGCTCTATCAAGACAATTGCTAAAGCTGGCGAGATTGTTGATACGTACAACGCTAAGCGTGGCTACGTCAACACTTCTCGTCGCAACGGATAAACTCATTTCAGCTCCTTTATAGCCTTTGTCAGGGTGCCATGCATTTTTTTGTACGCTTCCCTGTTTTGTGCTGCTGCTACTACTGACAAGAGGCTCAGCGTTCGCTCACATTCGCGACGCATTGCTGCTTTTGCCAACTCTACGGCGTCAGGCTCGTCCATCTCCAACACTTGCTCATGCGTGTATTGCGGATAATTGAGTAAGATTATATGCACTCTCTCCTCAAAGCTTGTGAGAACTTTATCAGCCTGAATCTTCAAATACTGTTCGTACTTTTCGATATCATATCCAGGCTGATTGTCCTCGTTCATAACTAAGCCTCGACTTCTCGTACTTCAACACCCTCAGCGGCTAACTTAGTCAGTCCTGTGGTTGCCAATCGCACAATTTCAAGCAAAAGGGCGTTGACATTGTCGTTGTCAAGCACATCAAGCAAATCCCTTAAAGATAGCCCGCCCTCAACTACTATCGATCGAGCTACGACATCCATAACAATCGCACTGCCAGTAACAGCCTTGCCGTCTTCACCGCTGATATTAACTCGTGCAGTATTTGCTTCAAGAGCCTTGTATTGCTTTACCCGCGGAATTAGATATTTGTAGTGCTTTGCTGGTTCGTCACCGTCTGCTGGCATTTCGATATCCAGCAATACACGCTTCTCAGGCTGCTTCTTTTTCAGAACAAACGCCATCTGATCCTCCATTCCATAGTTGTAAAAACTACATTACTTTTTGTTAAATTACCTATTGACATGGTGTTTTTAGCACCGTGCCACCCCTGTTACGCAAATGTCAGGTCGCCCTCTACAAACTGACCGTTGACAGTAACTTCATACTCAGTCAAGCCATCTTCCAGTGACCAGTCAGTTAATGTTGCGTCTGCATCTAAAATATAAATAGTATGCTTCGCCTGTGATGCCAATTTAGGTACCAGCTTTAAGGTACCGGGCACTTGTGTCGAAGAGCCCTTTTTTAATCCAACTTGGACTGCACCACTTGTGCCGACAGTAACGCCCTCTACGTTGTCGATTTTTTCACCATTACTATAAACATGACCTGGTACGATATTATTCAAATTTTCTTGTCCAATATCAGTCACTTTGAATTTCATGCTTGAAGTGAATTTTTTAACTATTTTTAAGTTTGTGCCATCTATAAAATCGCGCGTCACCTCGTCTTTGTCATTATCTGGTTCGAGATCGTGTACGCCCAGAATTTTCTTAAAATTCTTGCCGTCTTTTGTACCAAAATACAAATCGTGTGTCAGTCCAGAATATTCAATTGCCATTGCTTTCTCTCCTTTTGCCTTAATCTTTCAAAACTAATGTTACAGATTGGGCGCTCCATACCCCCATCCGTAATTCAGAGGCTTCATAGGCGCTGTCTTGCATCGGAAATACGCTCACACGAATGAATCTCGCGTCAGTGTATGGCAATTGCATCAATGCTGTTCTCAGTTTGCTGTCGAGCTCGTACAGCTCGGCCGCATCGGCTTTTACTACGGTGATCGTTAGCTCGGTGGTCAGTTTGGTATTACCCAAGCTGCCGCCGTCGTATTCACCGCCGCTAGCCGCAACTGCTACCATGCCGTCCTGGTTATTGCTTGCTGGCAACCGCCCGACAAACACATTTTTGCCAAGCTCCCCGCCAATGGCAGTAGCCACAACTTTTGCAATCTCCAATGTTACATTCATCTAAAAAACCTCTTGTAATCTTTCATGGTGCTTCTCACACCCTCATCAACGAAACCCTTGCCAGTGCCGGCCGTAGTGTATTTACGCACCACATGAGTGCCATTCGCACGCCTGCCGCGGTTCTGGTACTGTGAGTAAACTGGCTTCCATGTCAATCTGATAGCGTCTCTGCCGATTCGCCGCACCTCGACATTGCGGGACTTTAGCGACCCCCTACGCTTGAATGGCGCAGTAAGGTTGGCAATCATCAGCGTGTGATTTGCCATGGCGTTTAGTCCTGTAGCTGCCTGATTCTGAAAGAATCGTTTGACAGCCACCGTATTGTCGACCACCGGCATGATTACACCTCTCTATCGAGCCTTGCCAGCTCAATTTCAACGTGCTGCACTGTGCCGCTGGTGATAACTGCCCTGCCGACTGCTACGTTGGCGACGCGATACACCCGCTTGACACCAAACAACGTCACTTCGGCGAAATATCCCTCGATCGAGTAGCCAGTTGACGACAGCCAGCTGTCTCGGCCGTCCAGGTATGCTCTGGCATCTCCCGTCATAGCGTCATAGCTGCCCCCGCGCGTCAAGCCACTTGTCTGCTCGACGACACACCTCACACTGTGTCGCTCGCCTCCCGTCTGGCGGTATACACCGTCTACGGGTGCAACCAAGGTGATGCTATCGCGGAATATCATAGCGATGAACTCCACGCTGGCTCAGTGGCGTATCAGTGTAGCCAGACACCACGCAACTGCTGATTGGCTTTACGAACTTTGCCAGTAGATCAACGTTCGCCTCAGCGAACTGGTCGATAACTTGCTTGGTGTTGTCATACGTTACTGAATGGCTCAGTACTGTTTCAGATTTTACATTGTTGTAAAAACTACCTTGATTAGCTATTGACAGCGTGTCAAATAACCTTGCGATGAGGATTTTCAAGCCGTATGGCAACGGCGTTCCATATCCCCACGCCGCCTTGACGGTGTAGTAATCAGCTGATAGCGGATCAACCATCTCGATGATATTGAACCAGCTAGCATTCAGCTCATCGCCTTGACTCACTGACTTGACCACCAGCGGCATACCGCTTTCTGTTGTCACCTCTGGCAATAGGCTAGTGAACGGATCGACAATTAGGAAACGCGAACCGCAAGTTGTCTCATATCGACGCGGCGTATTTGCTTCGCCCTGCATTTTGACATCTAGCAACGCCTCCAGCGTCTCCGTCACTTGCTGCAATAACTGCTCAAAGTACTTATTCTCGGCATCAGAAAGGGGGCGTAAAAGTACGCCCTCGATATCTTCTTTAGTTACCAATGTTGCCATCTCTTACGCCCCTCTCTGTTAGGCTACATGTTTAATAGCCACTGCTGCTGCGATGCCGCTCAAGCCGCCGCCTGCAAAGATTTCCTGCAAGTATTCGTGCTTATTCTGCTTCAACGCAAAGTTGGTGTAGCTCTCAATTGACTGATCGCCAACCACCTTGTAGCGATTGAGAACAATCAGATACGCGTCGTTGTCAGCGTCATTGGTGTCGTTAAACCACTGCGGCGTGATTTTGCCAGCCAACTCCAAATCCTCTAGGATATTAACGCCTGGCGTATACAGCATGTGACCATCGCTGCCACGTTCATCTTTCAACGAAGTGATGTAGCCGCGTTTTGCAACGATGTAGACATCACCCTCGGCTTCAATCAAGTCCATCGCATTCAGAATTGAAGTACGACGGCTTTCTTTGGCTTTCGGTGTGTAGGTTTTAGCAAACACGTTACCAGCCTTAGCGTCAGCCTTGACAGACACAAACGATTTGATTTTGTCGTCGCTGCTATCGTCTAGTCCATCACCGATAACAATCGCACGCTCAACACTTGCGATAATCCGCTTTGGCAACTCCTGCAAGACGTAACGCAACAGCGCGCCAGTACTCTTGTTCTTGCGGATAGTTTCCTTGTCAAGAGTGAGGTACTTGTAGATGTATTGACCCTCAAGTATGCGGTTTTCGATGGCAATCGTAGCCTCTTTCTTGTCTTTTCCAGCCTGGTGTCCCAACGCACCGTCAGTATTGGTGTCCCAAGCGGTGTTGTAAGCATCAAGCCCAGTTTTATCGACTAGATTCCAAATTGGGCCGCCCGCCTTGAATGCACTCTCGACCGCCTCAACAACTGGTGTTGGGAATAGTTTGTCGGCACCAGTGACAGCCATCTGTACACCGTTAGCCTCAAGCTTGTCCATCCACGCTTCGCGAACGGCGGCCGCGCCAGCACCTGCTTGCGCTACCAGCACGTCAGCAAAATCTTCTAACGCCTTTGGCGTGTCCAGGTAGTTTACGACAGTACCTTTGTCGACAGCTGCTGGATCAGCCGGTTCTTTAATTTGCATCTTTGCAATATCTTTCGGATCCATTTCCGTATCCTCCTCAGGATTGTTATCAGTTGATTCTTCCGGCTCTGATTGCTCAGCTTCGTCAGTAGGCTCTGCCTCTGGCGCGGCTTCCGGTGCCGCTGGTTCGTCAGTTTTCGTTTCAGGTTCAGTCGTCGTTTCCTCGGCTGGATCTGCCGCCTTGGCTGCCTCCGCCTCTGCTTTTGCCTTGATTTGTTCAACCAGGCTTTGCATTGGCTTGGCGTCTGCTTGCTTGACCGCCGACATGCTAAACGCAAGGTTCATACCAAACGCATTCTGCACGCCCTCGTCTTGCTTTTGCTTCTCTGGTGCCTCAGACACCTCATCGGCAAAACCGAGCTCGACAGCCTTATCGGCAAGCATCCACGTTTCAGCTTCCAGCAACTCAGCGATCTTTTCGTCGCTCAGCCCTGTTCGCTTAGCGTAGATAGGCGTGATGCCCTCCTCGATTTTCATCAGCACATCCTTGGCTTTCTCCATGTCATCCACTGTGCCAGCCGCATAAACGGACGGGCGGTGAATCATGATCATTGAGCCTGGCGACATGATAATCTTGTCACCCGCCATCGCAATTACTGATGCAATCGACGCTGCTAAACCATCAACTCTGACAGTGACATTTCCGTTATGATTCACAAGTGCGTTATAAATCGCCAAGCCTGCGAACACGTCGCCGCCGGGGCTGTTAATGACGACTGTCAAATCGCCCGCGTGCTGCTTGAGTTCTTCGCGAAAGAGGTCGGGTGTGACTTCATCGCCCCACCAGGTATCGCTCGCGATAGGCCCGTCAAGTATAAGCTCTTGATTATTCGATGAAACGGAATTGCTCCACTTCCAGAACTTCATGCTTTTTTCCTTGTTAAAGTTAATGCTTCGACTCCTGCTTGCCCGTCCAATTTGAGCGTTTTGCTATCGTCTTATTTCTAAGACTACAGATTACGATTTATCGAACTCATAACGCACCTGATCGTCTGTCGAGGTGGCGTTGACGATCTTGATGTTATTGACGTGCTTGCACTTCGCATTACTACAACGCACCTGTGCGATCATCTGCGTCACGCCCTTGATGTTTAGGTAGCGGCCGCACTCCTCGCACCGCAAATCTAGATCAGCCATCTCGTCATCAATGATTCGCCGCTCAGCATTGAGATACGCCTTGACAACGCGATACTTCGGGTGGCAATGTCCATTTGGGTGGACATCATAGCCATCGTTTTGTGCAAAGTTGTTTATGAATATGCCACCATCCCTGCCAATGATTGCCTCATTCAGATTCAGGATTGGCTCATCAACTGCCACCCATTTATCAATTAGCGTGGCACAAAACTCACACGGCTTGCCAGTCTCGCTCTCCATCGCTTTCTCGATCAGCGTTCCCGTTTGGTTTTGCACTTGCTTCATCGCTTCGACGCTCGACAGTGCATCAGCTCGTGATATTTCAGTGCGAGCCATTCGCTGCACGCGCCATTCATCAGTCTTCATAATGCCTCGCAGCTTCTCCTCCAGCTCAGACTGTGCCCAGCCATGAGATGCTGCATGATCAAGCACGCGACGGATTGAGGCGGCCGTATCGTCAGCGTATGAGCGAGCCACATTTAGTAGATATGCTCGGTATGCTTCCTGTGTTGAGGCCGCTACTACAAAGCCAGTTAACTCAGTAGTAGACACGCCGTTGTCTATCAATAGTTGCTTGCCGTCCTCGAAGTAAATCGCACCTTGAACTATCATCAACGCCACAATGATCAGTAGCAGTGCCTCGGCAAACTCGTTCTGCTCGTCGTCTTCTTCAGTGCTGTTTTCGGCCGTCTGGCGCGATTCAGCAATGGCTCGATCGACCTGTTTCTGCATAAACTCTGTCGTTGCGTCATAAATCAGCTGCTCAAAGTCATCGAGCGTCTGCGGCTGATTATCGGCTGCTGCTTTTGGGCTGGTGCCGTTCGCTTCTCCTCGAGTCCTCATGTTGCCAACCTTGCGGCGATCAGGTGCGTCTGCAACTTCATCACCCTCGTCAACGTCTGGCTTGTCATTTTCAATCTCTGGTGGTTTATAGTCACCCTTACGCAATAGCTTGAAATTATTAGGTAGCTTTAGCGCATCAATGATGCTCTCAGTGCTGTAGCCTGCCGCCTCCAACTTCAAGATGGAGTTGATACGAATATCATCAGCTTCAGCCTGCACTTTGACCTCGTCGACGACCTGAGGAATAGCGAACTCGTAGGTAATGGCCACGCCCATGCCGCCGGTGATTCGATTCAGCTCGTGCGTCAGCTGTGTGTAGTTGCGTAACAGTAATGGATCAACGACATTCTCAGCAAACACCTGCTTGGATACCTGTGCATTAGCGTATGTAGCTGTATCATCAATGCCTTTCATGATTGCCGACACGCCAAATGACGTATCAATACGCCTGTCCACCTGCTTAAATAAGTTTTCAAAGTCAATATCTTTGTTTGGTTGTGAAAATGGCACCCACTCAACGGCCGCTGTAGTCGACGGCTTGCCGGTCTTAGAATCAACCGGTCGGTGTGTGTAGGTGACGTTGTTATTGCTGCCAGCTCCGCGATGAGCGTCCTGTAGCATCGCCACGCTTTCTTGGAATGATTGCCGTGTTGGTGCGGTAATAATGAATTGCCCGGCCGGCACTGCTCCATTCTCGAAAAAGCCGGCTTGAAAATCGGCAATGTAGTCGTCGAGGGTCGCCCAGCGACGTGATGCTTCAGACGGCGAATATCCAGCGTACAGGTCGTTTGGGTCAACTCCACCAGGCAATACCAGCACCTCGTCTTCAGTGAACGTCTGCGTGCCGACTGTGTATGTTGTCTTGCCGCCAACTCGTGCAACTCGCGGGAACTCCAGGAACGTAAAGCCGGCAATATTCCTGCCTCCCTGACCCATAAAATCACCGCCAGGCTTTGCTACGCCACCGTAGTTACTCCACACCAAAACGTATGTCTTGCGTAGCGATAGCGTCGATACAGCTATCTTCTCGGCAAACGCTACGGAGCTGTCAGATTTGTTCGGGTGATACAACGCGTTAATGACTTCGTGTGGCACCTGCTTACCGTTGCCGTCAATAGCAAACGGCCGCACCGTCATGTATTTATTGGCAATCGTGCGGATATTAGGATAAGCCGTCGCGTAACTGCTGGCTCGATAATGATCGAACATCGATAATCTTTGAAAAGCAGGGTCAACGCCGCTCACACGTCGCTCACCCCTTAACCCCATGGCTGTTTTAATAATTCCCATCTACTTATTGCTCCTATATAAATAAACCGACCAAAATATCAGCTGCACGCCGACAAATACCACTGTGGCGACCTTGCCGCCGTAATATAGCCAAATACAAAATGGCACGCCGACAAACATCAGCAGCCCTATCCACGCCTCAATGACAGTATCCCTGTCTGGCTTTTGAAACTTTAATTTGCGCAAAAAGTCTTTCAATTTCATATAGTCCTCTAACTGTAAATATACGGATTACATAATCCCAGCCCACTCCATCACTACTTCATGACGCAATTGTAGCCAAAAGCCCATCAATACAGAGTCAAATATGTCAGGAGATTTGCCGAGCCGCTTCTTGATTGATTCCTTAGATTCCAGCACAAACACCTTATCTTTATATTCGTGGTGGTGCATCTGTGCCTCCTTAATAAACTCATTAAGAAATAGAAAGCTCTCGAGGATTTTCACCTTGCCGCTATCTAGCCCCATTGCCAGCATGTACGCCACCTGCGACCGTAAATTGTTAAACGCCATCAGCTCCTGTGAACGCTCAGCATCCTCTCGGCTCTTCGGCTCGTCATCGAATGTTAGGAATGGGTCGGGCGAAAAACCAGACTTAAACACCGCGAACTCAGCGCCGCGGTCTTTGCCTCCGTCAATAACACCAACACCGACACCCACACCGTCGACTGCGATATTCTCGTAGCCGATAGCGAAATTATCTGAATGCTCAATCAGCCACTCGGCTTGCTTGCCGGTCTCCATCTGTTCGTTCGAGTCTTTAGTAATCGTGCCGTCAACCAGCGTCAGATTTTCCCAGTCAACCGCAACGCTACGGTCAACACCATCACGTGCCACGTCGTATCCAGTCGTCTTGCGACCTGGTTTATAACTTTTGACGACAGCCTTGGCAAAGATGCTTGAGCGGAATATCGTCTTGCTTTCGTCCTGATATTCCCAGTTGTTCTTCAGGTACCTCTCGACCCACCAAATCGGGTTGGTCATCATGGCATCGATATCTGACTGCATCTGCCAAGAGTCGGACAAATCAAACTCGACCACGCGAATATTCGGTGGCAGTGGCTCATACTTGCCATTACCGCCATATTTCCAGCGCATATACACCTCTTTAATATGCTCAACGTCGTTCGGGTTCAATGTGATGATAGAAATACTCGGCTGCCCGTTGGTGTTGCGGCGGCCTTTACGGGATCTAGCCGTAGTGAACATCGTCAGCGACAATTCGTCAGCCTCGTCAATGTGGCTAGCGCTAGCGTTAATACCCTTAATTTTCTGGCCGCTCCTGTCTTTCGTCTCGTCCGCCTCCACAAAACCAATCTTTGAGCCATTTGGGAACTTAATTTCATAATCTTGGCCGTTGTATGTGTAGTCCTCGCCCTCTTTGAAGTTCTTGCGGTCGAGCATTGTCAGGTATGACGGAATCACCGACCGCTTTGCCGTGCTAATATTCTTACGAAACACTGTCCAATATGTCTTCTCGAACGTGTCGCAAATATCTATGCCGATACTCGCCGCAATATCTGTTTTGCCCGTGCCAACGGCACCGATCAGGTAAATAGTATCAACCTCAGGGCAATCGTTAATAATATCGACAACGCTTTGCTGCTTCGGCTTTAATTCTAGCGACATGAGCTATTCGCCTTTCGTTTTGCGCGGCTTGATGGTCGAGACGATCTTTGGCGGTTGCTTCTCGCGGACATCGACAGATAGGTCAACGTGATCAACTGGCTTGCCAAACGCTCGGTCTAGCATGTCCTTAATAGCTTTGTTATCTGGCTTCTGCGTGGCGATGAAATAGTACTCGTCGTCCACACCATCCAGCTCACCATCGAGAAATGCCGCAATAGTCTCAGGGTCGGTAACTTGCTCTGCCGGTAACCGATTGCCCTTGCGGTCGGTCTTTATGACGAACAGTAGCTGCACGCCTGTCGCCAGTCGGAACTGTGCTTCATACAGCTTGTCAGCGTTTCTGGTGATTCGGTCTAAAATCCGCTGCTTCTCTTTCATCCGATCTAGCACTTTTTGAGTTTTTTTACCCTTAACCCCACCACTACCCTTTCTAGCACCGCCATGAGTTGACGGCGATGTACGATTGCAACCAGCTACGTGGATATCGTAGTTGTCTTGCCGCTTATACTTTCGGCCGCATTTAGGACATGATTTGAAGTCGTCTTTCATGATTATAATTCTAGAGATTGACGCGCAGCTCTTTTGGTATCGACTGTTCGGAAACAGCTGAGATGTGCACACCGTAACTATTTGCGATGAGCTGTGCTTGCATGAAAGTCAAATCTTTCGTGTTTCTCAATTTGCGCAGCATATTTTGGTATGGTTTCTTGTTTCGGTCTTGCCAAGACTGCAAGAGAATGTAGTGCGACAACGGCTTGCATTTTCGCTCGTCGCCAATAATAATTGCTTGTTTCGAAATATAATAAATGGCGACCTGCCCGATCTCCTGACGGCGTCGCCTCGTCTTGTCTTGTTTGTCAATTTTTAGCCACTTAACCATGTTTGTTATCCCTCCTCTACCTCTGAAATATACAGATTAGGCGCTGGTAATCGCGGCCCCCCAACCGCTCAATCTCACCAGCGCCTAGCTATAAAATGCTTTGACTGTTTTATCAAGTAGTCAAGCGTTCCACTTCAGTCATAAACCTCTCAATCGTTCGATTGCTCTTGTGCTTTCGGCGGAATGACGATCAGCTTGTCAAACGGCAGGATGAATGCTTGACATCCCAACAGCTGCTTCACTTCAACCACCGCTTCGCTTTCTTTTATCGCAATCACATCGCCGCACAACGCTTCTGCTGGTTCGTCGCCATGCTTAAATGCAACCCTGTCGCCAACTTTAACCCCTGGCGTTTCAGACTGCGCGCATTTCTCGTCGTTACTCTGATATTTCACGCCGTCAGCGATTGCCTTTGATGCGGCGCTAGCATTTTTAGCTATCGCTTCAAAAGATCCAGCGGCAGGCTTCAGCTTCCAGCTCTTGATTCTCAAAACGTTTTTCCAAGTAAACGACCATCGACGACAGCTTTTAACATCGTGATACATCTCCGTTTCAATCTCTTCAAGATTCGTGAGACTCAAGAAATAACCTCTACGATAATTGACGTCAAAATTGCTGTCCGAGTAATAAATAGCAGCGTCCCTCAGGTCAGCGTCCCTCAGGTCAGCGTCCCTCAGGTCAGCGCCACTCAGGTCAGCGCCACTCAGGTCAGCGTCCCTCAGGTCAGCGTCCCTCAGGTCAGCGTCCCTCAGGTCAGCGCCACTCAGGTCAGCGCCACTCAGGTCAGCGCCACTCAGGTTTGCGCCACTCAGGTTTGCGTCCCTCAGGTCAGCGTCCCTCAGGTCAGCGCCACTCAGGTCAGCGCCACTCAGGTTTGCGCCACTCAGGTTTGCGCCACTCAGGTCAGCGCCACTCAGGTTTGCGCCACTCAGGTTTGCGCCACTCAGGTCAGCGCCACTCAGGTCAGCGCCACTCAGGTTTGCGTTATCGTCAACAGCTGCTTCAACTGCTTTTTTCATCGTGGCGTTGTCTGATTCGTACTCAAACAATATATCTCCGCTGAACCATGATTTAATTTCAATTTTGACTTTAGACATTTTAGTCTCCTATTTAGTTATTAATTCGATAAACTCAATCGCTGCATCACAACCCTTGCAAACGACAGTCTGGATGCCAGCCTCGTTGAGCGTTTTAATCCATTTCTTTTGATTTTCTGATGTTACGCCTCCTTTCTTGCGTTTCATTTCGATGAATACCAGGCGGCTAATAGGCTGGTCGTAATCAGCGCTATCGTCGCTATCAAGTGTTTCTACGTAGACTCGTCGTGTTCCTGTGTTCGGCACAACTACAGCCAAGTCTGGCACCCCAGAGCTCACGCCAAGCTTCTTATTCTTTGCTTTCTGGCTCCAACTTCGGGTGTAGGTCTCGTTTGGCACACGAAAGTGCGGGTAGCCCTTCAGTCGCAGATACTGTACAAAAGCTTCCTGCTCTTGATCCTCAGTTGGATTGTCTATATTTGCGAGGTTAGGCATTTCCTCCTCCTTTCTCTTTAGGCGCTCTGTAGCGTATCTGTATTGGCACTCGCCACCTCTTAACCATCCACAATGGATACTGATAAATCTCAAAATACTCAACAAAGAATCTTTTTCTGATACGTAATCTTGCGGCAGCGATAGCGTCGTCACGATCCTTAAAGGCAACAACTTCATTAATGGCATTCTTGAGTAGATAATCTTCATTAATGTGCGGATTGATTATTCGAGCTATATATACGACATCAGAATCAAGGTTTTTTCTCATATCTTTCATTGCCCCCAGCCTTGAAACACTCACTCGGCTTCCTCAAAAAGCGTTCGGTGTTCTCGCCATCTTTCATTTCGATAATCACCTTGGTAACTTTTCGGGTTTTGAATATTACGAAGAGTCCATCGAGTAGGCGCGTAGTATGTTGCTCCTCGGTTAGTCCGCCAGCAACAACAACGCCAAGCCCATATCTGTCGGGATTACTTTTTCTTTCGTCTCGATAGGCGAAATACACTTTGTCACCGATAGCAAGCCCATCAAAAGACTGCCGAAATGCCGACTCTTTAAGTTCGATTTCACCCATTACTTCCTCCTCTTTTTAGATTCATCTAGCCACTCTCGATACTCGATCTCGTCCTCGATTGCTGGCACGATTAGGACTGTTAGTATTACGATTGCGAAAAGCACTGCGATTATTATGGTCATGACTTTTTCTCCTCCAGCAACTCAGGGTTTTCGTGGATATTGCCGACGACCTCAATTTTTGAAAAACTGATAGATATATCAGTTAGTGATTCTGAAGTGTCATTGATTGGATTGTACAGCTCAAAGCCGCAATTTCTAAAAACCACCACGCCATATTGCCACTCAAAAACTTCGCGCTGATAGTTGGCGTTGCGATATTTTGCGATATCGCCCTCGCGGATTTTATTTTTAGCGATATCAATAGCGCCAGTTTCCTGTTCTACGACATATTTTTTAGGATTATTCAAAATTTCGGCAAAGCTTTTAATCAGTTTGCCATCGCAAATTTTTTGAATATCATAGACATACTGCCTTGATTCAACTAGCCAGCAGCGAAAACGCTTTATCGAGCGCTTATCCATTTTTGTCATTTCCTACCTTTCTTGCGGCGCGCCTTAATCATAGCGCGAGTAAGCTTCTTTTTAGTATGTGGTTTTTTAGGTGACGGATGCGCTATTGGCTTGCCATCACAACGAGAACCTTGACAAAACTCGTCGTTTATATTCTTTACCGGTTTACCGCATATTTGACATGCTGGCCACATATATTGACATCTCCTTTCTCTCTATGCAAAATTAGTGGTTTAGTTGACATTACCGCTTCCAATCATGAGATGCCCATCTTCCAAAAATCTATGATATAAGCTCTTACCTGAGCTAGTGACTGTGTAGGGCAAGAATACTTGCGTCGTCGTTACCATCTTCGTTTCTATGATAGCCACTTGAGCGTCTACCCAATCTTTAGTAATGCGCCAGGCTGTACGACGTGCTTGCTCTTCAAGGCGACTCTTTGGTACAGCACGCTGGCGCTCTAACACTTGAGCAACTGGCCGCCAGTCGGTAGGTAGGCTAAATGCCAATTGTTGATCATTGAGCTCCAATTGAAAGCTAAGAGCGACAACATTGCCTGTATCGTCATACTCGGTCATAATACGCTTTGCGCCAACATAGGCGAGCTTGCCTTGAATCTCGCTCAGTGTTTTTTCAACAGATATGCTCGTTGTATAATTCTTTAATGC